GGTCTGTGCTTCAGTTAGAGCTGGTGCCTTATAATCATCCGCTCACAGGCTCGAATCCCGTCACCTCCACGTTTTATTTTATTCGTTAGTTATATCTGCAAGACTTGCATCCGTAACAAAACTCTCTGGATATTTAAAGTTTCCAGATAAAACTATGGTTTGACCTGATAAGTCGTTTGGACCTGTTCCTGAAGTTCCTGTAGAGGAAGTCATATCGAGACCATTGCATTCGTCGTTACCTAAGCACCAAGCATCTCCATTTCTGTCTTTTACAACTGCAACCAATTCGGCTTTTCCCATTTGGTAAACCTGATTTCTCTTTAGAGCTTCGTTTCGAGCGAAGACCATGGTAAGAGTTTGGTTATATGAAGTTGTTCCGGCAGTAGGAGTTCCTGTTCCTGTAGTTGTGAAGTTAGAAGTTTCCTTTGTCATAACAAATTTTGTAAACAAAGTATGAACACTAACATCAGCAACTGGAGTGAATGAAGTATATCCCGTTGAATTATCTACAGCAACCGTGAGATCAGCTTTATTTGCAAGCCATACAGCGCAAAGTCCGCCAACGCCTTTATCAGCATCTCTTGGTATTGTAGTTAGTTGTGCCATCGTTATAAGATTTTTTTAGTTAATAAATTAATGGGGGGTTTTTGAGGAACCCCCCATAAACCTTATAATTAGTTGGACTTTATAACTAATTCAGGGTGAGCTACTTTAACACCGAGTTTATACTGTCCTGCGAGTTCGTGCCATCTTGCGAATGGGTTGTACTGGAAGGAGAGGAAATCGGTTTCATCGATAAGGTCAACGACCTCTATGATATTTGTAGCATGGGTACAAATAAGATCGTTCTTTCCGGAAAGACCAGGAAGAGGATAAACTGCAATTGTAGTTCCAGGAATATAAGCTACTTCGACTGGTTTGCCATCAGCACCAACAGTCTGAGTAGTAACTGTTCCATTAAGATTATAAAGAGCTCTTGAGTAAGCTGCGAACTGTTTAGGAGCCATTACAAGCTGCATAGGTTCTCCAATATACTGTTCAAGAGAGCTTTCAAGTTTCTTTTCAACTGCGTTAACAGCTTCAAGAATAGAAGCATCGGTAAGTCCTGAGAAAGCTACAGTTTTAATTCCTGTAGGAAGCCAGGTTGAAGCATCGGTAAGCTGCTGGATAACACCTCCGCCAGGAAGTTTTACAGAAGCATCCTGCCATAAGAGTTTCTCGTTTGCTAAGAAGAAAGCCTTCTGTTTAAGAGAAAGAATGAGTTCTTCCATTGGAAGTTCTGAAGGATCAGTTCCCCTTGTTCCGAGATAAGCCTGCATATACTTGTTGAGATCCTCTTTAGTATATGTTTCGAAGATTTTAAGCTGAGCGTTTTCAAGAACGATTTCTTTCACGGTTGTTGAGCCTGAACCGGTATTATAACCACTGATTTTTCCCGTGCTGATGTCAACATCAACGTTGGTGATGTCGGTGATTTTATCACGATATTTAACACCAGTTTCTATGGAGAAAATATCTTTGGTTCCTTTTCCAGTCAAGATCATGACCTCAAGGGCCTTCTGAGGGTTGCCTTGAGTGTAAGCTGTTAAGCCTGATACATTAAATGAAGTTGCCATGTTGGTAAATAGTTATTTTCTTAATTAAATAAATAAATTTTCTTTTTTCTCTTTTCTTTTTTCATCAAGGTTCATCCTGATAAAATCAGTTTTGGTTAAGGGTTTTGGATCTGATTTTTCAACCGGAGCCTGGATAACCTTGGTTTCTTTAACCACTTGGCCAAGGATTTTAAGGTCTTCTTCGAACTTGATCTTGAGAGAATTATTTTCTTCCTCTTTCAATTTAATCTGTTCTTTGAGTTCCTGGAATGATTCTGAATAAATGTTTCCCCATTCAATTTTGCCATTAGAAACACTCAATGAAATAGTATGAAAACCGTCTTTGGTAAGATCGATTAAACCTTTTAGTTTTTCAAGATTAAAAATAGCTTCGACGTTATCAACTTCTTGTTCAACAGGAGTTTCTTCTTCTTCAGCTGGTTTTTCTTCTTCCTCTTTTGGCTTAATTTCAGCGATTTTACCTTCAGCAATTACCATGATCTGGTCGTCGAGTTCATATTC